AAGGAAAGAATTGGGCCGAGAACGACCCGATGCTCCCAACAATAGGCACGGTATGGCGGAGGGAATACGAGTTCACGGAGTCTTGCCTTTACAAGCAAACAGGATTGGAAGGCTATGGCATCAACAAACTTTGGGGCGTGTCTGGATTTCCCTACCACAAGCGAAATTCGGTAAGGGTATGTTGGATGCCCCACGAGCAAGGGCAATATATCAAGATGTACGCCACCTCGTATGTGAATGGCGTTCGGGAGATACGCTACCTCTGCCAGGTTCAGTTCGGGCAGAAGGTCAGGTGCTTAATATCCAACCAAGGCAACAACGCTTCGGTATGGATTAACGATGTATCAACGACCTTCAAGGTTCGCATACCGCTCATCACCTACACGCTTCCTGCGTACTTTGGTGGCGTTCCTCCTGCTCCGCACGATATGATTATCAGACGCTTAAAATAAACGCTATGCCAGAGTTTAGAGGATGGATGATAACCAAGTCATCCGCAAAAGGAAAGAAATACACGGCCACCAAGGATGGCAAGACCGTGCAGTTCGGGGCATCGGGCTATACCATTGCTCCAGGCACTCCGAAGGGGGACAACTATTGCTCTCGTTCTGCTGGTATCAAAACGGAGACGCATTCTCCGAATTGGTTCGCAAGGGCGTTGTGGTCTTGTAAGGGATCCAAGAGCGCAGACAAGAGACCGTTCTTCGGAGAAATTGATTTACCCTAAAACAAAATGGAAAGACTAACCCTACACCACGGAGATTGCCTAAGCGTTCTCCGAAACCTCCCCGACTGCTCCGTTGACTCGATAGTAACCGACCCGCCTTACGGGTTGTCCTTCATGGGCAAGCGGTGGGATTACGATGTGCCAAGCGTTGAGGTCTGGGCCGAGTGCCTTCGGGTCTTGAAGCCGGGCGGTCATCTGCTTGCGTTTGCAGGAACGAGGACGCAGCACCGAATGGCGGTAAGGATTGAGGACGCAGGCTTTGAGATTCGGGACATGATTGCTTGGGTGTATGGGTCGGGGTTTCCGAAGTCGTTGGACGTAAGCAAGGCGATTGATAAGGCGGCAGGAGCGGAGCGGGAGGTGGTAGGTGAGCGCAAGCAGAGAGGCAGGCTTGCCGAGGATGCGCCCTTCCAGAAGAACACGAGCAACAGCCTTGTCGAGGTGCTCACCGCCCCCGCCACCCCCGAAGCAAAGCAATGGCAAGGCTGGGGGACTGCACTCAAACCAGCACTTGAACCGATTACGGTGGCTCGGAAGCCCTTGATTGGCACGGTAGCCGAAAACGTTCTGCAACACGGGACGGGTGCGATTAACGTGGATGGGGGAAGGGTGGGAACGGAGCAAGTGTTTACGACTGCACACAAGACTTTGGGAGATGGTATCAAGTACGGAAAAAGCAAACCGTTTCCAGCCTCTGAAATGAGAACTGGCCGCTGGCCCGCCAACTTCATCCACGATGGGAGCGAGGAAGCCACCGCCCTGCTTGGGGCTTCGGCTCGCTTCTTCTACTGCGCCAAGGCAAGCAAAGCGGATAGGGACGAGGGGTGTGATAAATTGCAAGAGCGTTCTGCGGGCGAATGCGTGGATCGTGTTGAAGGAAGCGCAGGGATGGAAAGCCCAAGGGCAGGGGCAGGCAGGACAAGCGGATCACGCAACCACCACCCCACCGTCAAGCCCACCGACCTCATGCGATACCTCTGCCGACTTGTAACCCCACCAAGCGGAATCGTCCTCGACCCGTTCATGGGGTCAGGCTCAACGGGCAAGGCAGCGATGCTGGAAGGGTTTGCGTTTGTCGGGATAGAACGGGAGGCAGAGTATGTTGAGATAGCAAAGGCAAGGATTGAAGCGGTAAAGAATCTATTTTAACCGAGATGCTCAGCGAAACCAAAGAAATCAAACTCTATAAGCTCCGCAACAATGTCGGGCAGATAGAGGGGCTTCCCAAGAACCCAAGGCTCATCCGGGATGACCGCTTCCACAAGCTCGTCCAAAGCCTCAAGGATGACCCAGAGATGCTCAAACTTCGGGAGCTTATCGTGTTTCCTTTGGAGGAAACATTTGTGGTCATTGGGGGCAATATGAGGCTCAAAGCCTTGAAGGAACTGAATTACGATTCGGCCCCCTGCAAGGTTCTATCCGCAGACACGCCCTTGGAGAAACTGAAGGCCATCGCCCTGAAGGACAACTCGGCCTTTGGGGATTACGATTACGATGCCTTGGCAAATGAGTGGGATGCTCAACTCTTGGCCGATTGCGGTATAGATGTCTGGCAGATGCCCGAAGAGATTGAGAAAGAGTTGGAAGAGGAAGAGGAGAGGAAGGACAACGCTAAGGCTCAGAAGATTATCCTCCGATTTAACAAAAAGGAGTTTCTCTATGTGAGGGATGAACTTTTATCTTTGGCCGAAACCTTTGAAGAAGCGGTTGTTTACCTCCTAAAAAAACACAATGGCCAAAATAACGATTGAGTTTGACACAGACAACGAGCAGGATATGGTCAATTACAAGAAAGCCATCCAAGCCCCTGCGATGTACCTCGCCTTGGCCGAACTTAAACACCACACCTTCAGCGATGAACCAGAGATGCAGGAGCGAGTTGAATCGGTCTTAGCCGATTTCAAGATTGAAATGGATGACCTTTACGATGACCCACTCTTAACCTAACCTATGATAACGAAACACAGCAAGAATGTTCACTCCGTGGACTGCGGTAGAGAGCAAGAGTTTCTCCTTATCTCCGACCTCCATTGGGACAACCCCAAGTGCGACAGGGCCTTGTTAACCAACCACCTCGAAGAAGCCAAGCGCAGGGGTGCGAAAGTCCTCGTAAATGGGGACTTTTTTTGTTTGATGAATGGGCGTGGAGACCCTCGTAGGAGCAAGGAGGACATTCGCCCCGAACACAACAACGGACGGTACCTGGACTCCATCGTTGATACAGCCGTGGAGTGGTTCAAGCCGTATGCCGACATCATCCTTTTGGTGGGCTATGGCAACCACGAAACGAGCATCATTCATCACCAAGAGACCGACATCCTGCAACGCTTTGTCGCTGTCCTCAACCATTCCTGCGGTAGCAAGGTGGAGATAGGAGGCTATGGGGGCGTTATTGATTTCAAGATGCATCACGACTCCTTGCACACCAGCAACTTCGTAACACATTATTATCATGGGAGTGCAGGCGGAGGAATTGTTACCAAGGGAGTAATTTCAGACCAGCGGATTCTCGCTATGGTGGAAGGATATGATTGCACCTGGCAGGGCCACGTCCACGAACTTTATTACCACCAAAATATAATTCACCGATATGACCGTTCAACCAAAACTCTCATTCAGAAACCTATTCATCAAGTGCGCACGGCAACGTACAAAGAAGAATGGGCAGACGGGTACATGGGCTTTCACGTTGAGCGAGGCCGAGGCCCGAAGCCTTTGGGAGGCTATTGGATGAAGCTTGAAGTGGACAGGCATAAGGGCAAGAATAGACGTGGGCCGGAACTCCAGATATTCGCCACATTCACTCCCTGCGACCGATTCTATTAATGGAAAAAGCCCGTTTTCGGCACCCTAAAGCCTACTCACGGGCATTCCAATGAAAACCACAACCCTAAAAGTGGTGTGACAAATATAGGGATTATTTCTTAAACAAAGTAGAGCCAAGCAATGCGCTCCCGATTATTGCACTTACTCTGTAAATGCGCCCGTTTTTTCTTTCTTGCGCCCACTTTCCCTTATAGGCCAAAGCCAAACTGTCCTTCGTGGCAATGGCCTTGACGCAAGCCGAGTCCTTGGCCTTGTATGCGATCAGCAGGGAGTCATAGGTTCTAAGGAGAGAGTCCCCAATCCCCACTTGCATCGCAAGCAATTTGCCGACCTCCTGGCAGGAGTCAAGCATCAAAGGGACATACGCCTCCACCCATATCGTCTCAGGCTCTTCATAAGCCTCTATGAGCCTCTCCCGCCATTTGATTTGGGTCTTTACAATCTCTTGCCTTATCGTGTCTCTACGGGTCTGTAAAGGGGCCACACGATGCTCCAAGGAGTCAATGACGCATTGTTGCTTGTCAATGATTTGCCGGGGAGAATCCTTCATCGTGTAAATGAGGAATCCAAGCCCTATGGCGATGGGCAGGACAACGAACAGAATGCCACGATAGGGGATGTGGCCCTTGTCGTTAACAGCCATCGTCTTCGGGGAATACCCGAATTATCTGCCCATCCTCGTCAGTCTCCTCGGTGGTCTCGTAAGGCTCCAGGTGATCGCCAAGCGACTCCGCACCGGTGTCCTCGTAGAGTTCAACATAATCGGTCAAAGCCTTAACCATTGTCTCCTTAATGGTCTGCCCGGTTTCTTCGGCCAAGTCCTCAATTTTGCTCAAGAGTTCAAGGTCAATCTCAAAACGGATTTTTACGGTATTGTTCTCCATCTTATTCAGCATTCAAAATTACTTGCGTGCAGCAGAATAGGCAATAGCGGCAATCTGACCCTTACTTCGCTTTTTGCTTTTAGGCTTGGACTTGTTGGCTTCTGTAAGCTCTTTGATGTTTTTGGAGACAGCTTTTTGGGTGGCTTTTTTCCCATAACCCTTAGCTTTAGTGAGTGGCATAATGAATCGTTTTGTGGTTCAAATATAATTAAGCGGTTTGGCCTTTGGTGAGCAGGTCGTAGAACTCGTTGAACTTGGCGATGCGGTCATCCAGGCCGATGATGCCTCCGTTTATCTTGCTTGTGATTCGGGTAATCGTTGCGATATCGGAGCCTTTGTCGGCAAGGGCGTTGAGTTTACGGCTATGCCAGAAGTAGCCAGCGGATAGCATCGCATACCTCCCGGCCACGAGTTCGGGGTTCTCTAAGAGGTCTTCGGGGACGAGTTTGTCAAGTTCAGCGTAATTGGCCTTGAAGGTGGTCATAATGTACCCACGGCCTCGGTATTTCCATCCATCCCCAAGTTCGGTATTGCCAAAGCGGTTCGCATAGACCTTGTTGGCTATGGCGATGTAATCCCTTGCGTATAACTTGGCCGTGTCCTTGTTGAAATGCCTTGGGAAGACCTTTAAGAGCCGTGAGGCGGAGTAATTGAAGTTCTCCTTGGTTGTGGTGAAGTTGGCCGATTCGTGGGCCGTTTGTGCAAAGAAGTGAGCAATCCGAAGGTCGGTATTAATAGAAAACCGCTCCTGTATTTCAAGGAAGCGGTCTACAACGAGCTTAGGGACTCTTGGGGAAAGGCGTTGTTCAAGACTCATTGCCTTTGGATTCAACTTTCTTGTGGAAGTAATTGGAGAGCGTTTCCACGACCCTCAAACCGCTGAAGCCAACAAGGAAGGCCATAGCGAATTGAGCGGATTCAAGTTCAATACCAAGGAAGGTGATAGCGAGAGGGGTAAGGTAATTGGCAGACAAGGTTCCTGCGAGGATGGAGAAGAGTTGGGTGCGTAAGGATGCTCCCTTTTGCTTTCCTACGAGGACGAGGCTTCCGAGAAAGCCTCCTACGGACATCCCGACATTAATGCCGAGTTCCATCAATACCTGCTTGAAGTCCATTACAGGTAAGTGTTGAGGGTTGCGATGAATGCTGCTGCGGTTGTGCTAAGGGCCACAAGGTCGGCATTGGAGACGAATATAGACTCATCCAAAGTACCCGAAAGGTAAATCCGCACCTTTGTAATGCCATCGGTCGCATCAAGTTCCGTGGAGATAATGTCCCGATAATTAATGAAGTATTGCCTTCCGTCAGCGTATGTGAGCTGTAATTGCGTTGAGTTGAAGGTTCTTGCGGTTAAGGTAGGTAGTGCCATAGTGCGTCAAATTTATTAAAGAATGGGCGAATTATCGTTATGCGGTTAGCGTCTGAAGGTCACCATTTGAAAGGCGGTTGGGGTAGAGGGCAACGGTCCTACATTTTTGGTCAGGCCTGCCCGAATAGTAAGCGCCAGGCCCAAAAATCAAAGAACTTAATGCGCCACTAAAGGTAAATACAGTTGTATTAGTTAACCCCACTTGCGCCCCATTAATAAATAAAGCGGTATTACCTGATTTGTATGCAAAAGCAATTTTTACAAAGCCCGTCTTTACAACTGTATCATCAACAATTACCTCTGGCGTTCCACTTGCTATTACTACGCATCTATACACATTTGTGGTAATTTTCGTGATGTAGACTGAATTTGTATTGCTTTGATTTATACTAATTATGTCTTGCGCACCGCTTGCCAAAGACTCGCCTTCCCAATAAATCGTTCCCTCGGTCTGCCCAATCAACCCACCAATGCCGCCCTTGTTAACGACATCTGTGGCACGAGCGATGGCTTGGGTGGTGGTGTGGATGTAGGAGGTGGCAACGGATCCGACCTCAAATTGTGCGCCCCAAGCGTAGAAGGAACGAGTCGTTACGGTTTGGTTTTGAATTATTTGAACAAAAGCAACCGCCGATGCAGCCGCCGTTCCAGTTGTAGCGGTAACCGAATAACGGTACCAGCCATTGCCGTAATTTTCAACCTTGGCAGAACCGGTTCCTGAAATGCCCGTTCCTGCGGTCCCTACTTGTCCGTAAGATATTGTGTTGTTAAAAGTGTCAATAGTTCCTCGTACTAAAAAATCGTTTGGAGCCGCTTGTCCATTATTGATTTGAAAGTTAAAACTTTGACCAGAGGTTAATGTGTTGTTTCTGAAAAAACAAGAAAAAGTATATGTTGTTGAATTAGCAACAGTTAGACCCGTTTGCTGAACCCTTGAGCCTGCTTGTGCGTCTAAATTTATCGTGTCTGCCGTAAGGTTATTATCAGGTGCTAAAATGGAGTTTGGCGTAACCGTTGCTCCTGCCAATGCACTCCAAGGCGATGTTCCAAACGCCTCGCTTTGGAAAAAAGCGTTTGTCGCAGCAGGCTCCACCAACAACGCAGCACACCCATTCACCGCTCCACCAAGGGGATAATCCAACCTCGGCACGTTGTCATTTACGAGTTCAATAAAGCCATTGGCATTGATTCTCGTGGAGCGATTATTCGCAGGACTTGTCGCACGAGTCACCGTGAAATCGCCTGCCCCTGTTTCGGGGATTTGGCTGTAAAGAGTTCCCGCCTTTATGACATACGGGATGTTTAGGAGAGAAGGAGTGGACATATCTTAGGTTGTGAGGGCCTGGAGTTGAGCGTTGGTGAGCCTTGTGGGGTAGATGGCAACGGAGCGAATGCGAGCGTTCCAAAAGAAGGTAGATGTTGCGGTTGCCTCATTTTTACCGATGTTTATGTCGGTCAAAGATGCAGGGAAAGCCGCACTTGTTCCTGAAACAACGCCACCTCCATCTAAACTTGCAAACAAGGTGCCGCTTACTCCGCTTTGTTGATAAGCAAAGGCGACCTTATGATATCCTTCCGTTATCGGACTTGCCAATATTATTGAACCAGCCTCAACTTGGGCATATAAAATGTTGTTTAGTGTCCAAAGCATAATCCTGTCTGAAGCCGTACCATTGCTTAAAGCAATCAACCGCTTTTCCGCTATGTTGGTCTTGTACTCAAACTCTGCATACATCGTGCCTTCAGTTTGACCAATCAACCCACTCACGCCCGTCTTGCTTATGGTTTCTGCGCCACGGGTTATGGCTTGGATGGTGGTGGGGATAGCCGATGTTGCAACAGGCCCGACTTCGCCTTGACAAAAATCAACAACAATGACATCTCCGCTTGTTACTATTCTAAATCCAACCGCTCCATTTGTAACGGTTTGAGGGGCGCAAGCAACACGGGTATAAGAACTCGTAATTGTAACGGCAGTCCAAGTCGTGCCTCCATTGGTGGTCATTTCAATCGTCCCCGTTCCTGTAACCCTTCGGACATAAGCGGAGAATATCCTACTCTGAGAAGCGTGTGTCAATGATTGCAAGATGGTAGCGTTGGCAGCCGTGGCCGTCAAAGTCGTTGCTCCCGAAGCAACATTATCTGCACCTACTGCATTTTTAACGGGAGTTATATTTGTCGCAACCCAAACAACATTCGTTAAATCTCGGCTATGTAAAGCCAAGTTCTGCGCACTCGGCTCAACGAGTAACGCAGGGCATCCGTTAGCAATGCCTCCCAAAGGATAATCAAGACGAGGGACATTATCGGCAACGGTTTCAATGAAGCCCGAAGCATTAACCCTTGTCGCAAGGTTGGCCGTTGGAGTGGTGGTACGGCTTACAACAAAGTCCCCCAAACCGCTATCGGGGATTTGGCTATACAACTTACTCGCCTTGAAGCGGTAAGGGATATTCAATAAAGATGGGTCAGACATCGTTAATTCGGATTTAAGGTTGAAAACCTCGTGAGCAAACAATTATAGGCCGATGCCTCCTTCACGGTGGCACTATCGTTGTCGCACCGCTGATTGAAGTACCAGAAGTCTGCATAATCCTCCGTGGCCGTAGGTACCAAGGGAGGATTCAATTCGTATCGGAAATACCGACCGCAAGTGCTTGCGAGTTCGGGGGTCAACGCAGAATTGGCCTTGGCACGAGCGAGGAAATTCCCCCATATCTCAAACCAAAAGAGCTGATTTATCACCGCACCCTGCAACGAGGCCAAGAACGCTGCAATGCTGCTCCCCAACGCAATGAGTTCGGATTGAGATACCGACAACACATTGTCAAGCGTTCCGTGCAAATAGATGTAAACCTTGGGGTCTAAAGTTGTGGGGTCATACTCAAAGGATATCAAATGGGCATAGGGGACATAATAGACCTCCGAACCACTATAATTCAAGGTCAAGAGCCTCTGCCCGAACGAAAACGATGTGAGCCGTGCTAATGCCATATCAACCTATTTTTTCAACAATCACAATAATCTTCTCCAAAGTTACGGCACTTGTAGCGGTTGCGTTTTTAACGAAAATATCCAAAAACCCCGAAGAGGCAACGCTTACCAAACATTGCGTGCCAACGCCGCCATCCTTCGCTCCAGACCCCAATATGAGGGATTGGTCTGTCTTTGCTAAAGCAGAGTTGTTCAATCCAATCGCTATATGAATGTCATCATTGTTTTGCCCCGATATAGAGGCGAACACCTGAACACGAAAGGTTGCCGTTGCCCCCGTGTAGGTGACCCTTCCCTGCGAGTTAACCGCAAGTCCATTCGCAGAAGTAACCCCTGCGGCAGCAGAGCTTATCGTGAACTTTTGAAAGACATTCTGTTGCGATATGTTGGTAGCCTCTCCGGTAATTTGGAACCACTCAATGAAGCAAGGCGCACCAATCGCTCCGTAGCGGTCATCCAACTGAGAAATACTGACACGCTTTGCTTCTGGCAAAGAGGTATCGTCAACCGCTAACTTGAGCGTGCTGGTAATGGATGCTTGGGCATCTAAGTCCCTGATTCTTTTGCGTGCCATATCAATAGGTTAAAACATTATCGCCATCGTAAGAAAAGTCAAACTGGCCATCAACGGCCAGAGTGTTGTAATCGCAAGGCTCCTCGTCATTCAAACAAGAAGCATCGCCAATCACCTCCACCTCCAAGTCCAAGGCAATCATATACAAAGCCGTGTCCCACACAACCTTCGCCCCCTCAAACTCGGTGTCAAGGTTCTCCTTGATGGAGTAATTGGCCGTAATGGATGTGACATCAATGCTCACCGCACCGACAGTCGTGGCCAAAGCCTCGTACATACCGCTAATCTTGCTCTGAACGAGCGATGCGACCTCGTAAGGACGCTTGCCCTTACGCTTGCCGATAATCACCAAGGTCAACGGATAAACGATGCGGAGCAAGTCCTGGCACCCAATAAAGTTGTTCTCGTCCGTAACCTCTGCACGCTCCTTTCCATTGTAACGGATGTAGGCAATGCCCTCGCTCCAATCGTAATCGTCCACAACGTGCTTGTAATCGCCGTTGTTGCAATAGATAGCGGGGATAACCTTGCCGTCCCTATCGGGTAACAACTCAGCAAAGCCCGTGTGCCTCACCAACTTGTAAGCATTCAAGCGAGTAAATATCTCGTCAATAACTTGGGTCGCTATCATTTGAATACTTTGCTAAAGAATAACTTGGTCAGCAGGTCAACGAAATAAGCCTTTTCCTTGCTCGCCAACCCAAAGATAGTGCCTCTACGGGCTTCATTGTCAACAACTTTCTTGGTGTTCAACTCGCTCACAACCATAAACTCAACCTTGGGCTTGGAGCCAATCAAGTTCTTCTTGGGAGTGCTGAACTCGGATTTCAAATCGCCCGTGAACTTCATATCAATGAAAGCGACCTGGAGGCCAGCCTTCCTTCGGACCGCCTTGTACTTGTCGCTCTTATAGTTCCCAATCTTGGCCAAATCGGGTTTCAGACCCTTCTCAAAAATCCTCGGCAAAACCTCTTGCTCTTGCGTTTGCGGAGCCGCCTCGTTAAGCGATGAAGCCAAGTGCCTTGCCAGGGAAGACTTCTGCGTTTCAAGTTTTTGTATGTAATCCTTAATGTCCACCTCTTTAAGGTATGCGAGAAGCCTGCCTTACCCTCTGCCTGCACGAAAAACAACCGTCCTCTGGCAGGTTCGCCTGCTCAAAGTATCGCTGCATATATTGGTCGTATTGGGCCTGGTAATAGTTGGACAACTCTTGGTTCATGTCCCGGTTAAAGACAATAACGCCATTCAGCCTCTTAGAAAACTCCATCTCCTTCAATAGCAACATCCCAGCCTTGTAAAGCAAAGGATAGCCGAGTTGCGTGACATGAGCGCACAAGAGCGAGTCAAAGCTGCAAGCGACCTGATACTGAACGCTCAAGCCTCCCGTGAAGGCTCCTCCGCTTATGTTCAAGTCAAGCAAAGGCGCACTCGTTGGTATCTCAATAGCTCTCTCCAACATATTCTCCGTCCAACGATAATTCCTGCCACATCCACCGCATCCATAGGTCGGGTACAAACCTGTTTGGAAGGAAGCCACCGAGGTCGCATTGTAAAGGACGGCCAGGTTCAACATCTGACCGTTGGAATGATAGGTCTTGTTGATCACGACCCTCGTAACCGCATTGGCTACCGAGGTGATATTAAAGGTGTCCAAGGTCGCTCCTGTTCGCAAATCCACGACCCTCACCGGCACAACGCCCGAACTTGGGAGCAACAGGCTGATAGAAGAAATGGTGACGGAGATGTAATCCACCTGGCGATAACGCATTCCTATGCCCCTCCACACCGCAGCAGCAGGCAACGCTTCAACGGACTCGCCATAGAAGCCTAAGTCCCCATTGAAGGCAGAGGTCGTGTAATTCCAACGGCTCTGCAAATAGGCCAAAGACTCCGCTTTCAGCATATTGGCCGCTTGGTCAATCTTGCGCTCAATAAGCGTATAGGCGGTCTTGTCCTCCTCGTTCACGCCAGCGTCAAGATCACGGAGGCTTATGCCCGTTAGGTCGTTGATATAAAGGCCACTAATGGGCGGTGCATCCGCAGGACAAAGCCCACGAATGCCGATTAAATTATCCCAACAATTACTCATAAGACAAAGGTAAAACAAAAAAGGGGATGCTTTCGCACCCCCTTCTTGTCGCATACAACCCGAAGGATTAGTTGTTCACAGTGCCTTCAAAGATGTAATTCACGCCACGGAGCTGATCGTTCAAGAAGAACACATCAGAAGGAAGCGTCACGAACTTGTAGGAAAGACCCATGAAGAACTTCCATTGGTTACAATCCAGCTGGGCATAGTAATCAAATTCCAAGCCGGTTTCGGGGTCGGAAATCGTACCCTTCTTGATGGATTGGTCATCAATTACACGGATGCCGTCAGCACCACGGAAGGCGTTGTAACGGATCATCTGCACACCGCCTGGGGCGAGGAATGCGAAGCCGTTAGCGTTGCCCTGGGCAGCACCAATGCGAGGCTCAAAGAAGAAATACGACTGAGCATCGGAGTTCATCATTTGCTGAAGGTCAACGTTCACCGTTGCACAGCAATGAGATTTCAATGCGGTCATGTACTTCTGGACAAGCTCACCACCGATGATGATGGGGCGGTCCCAAGCCTCGGCCAACTGATACTGATAAATCACATCGGACATGAAGTCATCGGCATAAACGTAAGATACGTTTTGAGCCTTGGTCCGAGTAATCAACTGATTGCCCGAAGGAACGGTGCTACCAGGATTGGCAGCAAACGAACCATTGTTCGTCCCAATGAAGGTAACGGCCTCTTGGTTCATGTACCGCTTGATAGCCTGCATATGCATGGCCAACTGGCGAGCGATGTAGGACTCGTCATTTTCACAACGAGGAGCCAAATCGTCCAGGCCGATAGACCAACGGCGAGATGCACCGGTGTTGGGGTCAATGTTGTAAACCCGTGAGGTTTCACCAAATTCAGGACCAGCAGCACAGTTCAAAGTCGCAGAGGTTGAAGTGGTGCTATCAGTCATCCTTGGCTGATAGACAACCTCAACTTGGCGATAATGGCCGTTCTTGGTGTCAATTTGGTTTTGGAGAATACCCGATTCGTTCATGGGGCTTGTGACCGCACGAAGGGTATTGATGTGTCCGGGGAACATCGTTGGGTCGGCATTGAAATAACCTGCATCCAACCGCTCCTGAATGTTCGGACACGATACGAAGGAATTAAAAGCGTATGACATTTTGTTAAAATGAAATAAAGATTTGTCGGCTATTTCTTGCCAAGCCAGGCACCATGAGGCTTATTGTCCCTCTTGACACATCATCGTGCGTTCAGTTCTTCTCTATGCTTTACGGCCCTTGGGTGAAGAAAACGCTCACCACGAGTACCTTCCTTGTTGGAAGCAGAAGTCCGAATTGGAGGCGTGTCTTGCTTACCGGCATCTCCTGCTTTCTTGAGCATTTGAGCCTTTTCAGCCTCACTCCTTACCAACTCTTCGGGCGAAAGATACGCAGTCCCCTTATCATTCTTGATTTGGTTGCCTTGCTTATCCGTCACCGTCAACTTCCCATCCGACAATGCAAAGATATACTTTTCATTCAATTCTATGTCAAAGCCCTTCTTCGCAAGGGAATTGACCGAATCGCTCCAAGGCACATTGGCCTTAATCTTCATAACCTCTTGGTTCACAATGTAATTCTCAATGGC